AACGCCAGATTAATGAGATGGAGCGGCAGCGTGACACGGCGGTGAAGCGCATCACCGAGGCTGAGGAGGCACGGGAGGTGCTCCGGAGGCAGTGGTAACAACTCCAGGAAACAGCGAGGACCGAACGTGAAAATTTGATCCGTCACGTGCAAGCCACGGAAGACCGGGCCCATGCGGAAGTCGATCGCGCTCGGCAGGAAACGAGAGCGGCTCAGCTTGAACTGGCAACGCTTCGGAAAGAGGCTGCTACGCTCGAGCGCAAACAGATCGAGACAATCGAACGTGCGTAAGCCCAACAACAAGGGGTCGCCGACATAGAGCAGCCGCCGCATCCGCCTATGACATAAGATACATTATGCGAAATTGGTAGGATCGCAAAACTGCGACTCCGTTGGCTTTGGCTGTGGTTGACATCGTGGCTACCATCCAAAGCACCAAGCGACAAGGAAATCGCAGCATGAGCGACACCTACAACATCGACCGCCGACCGCCGTGTTGGGAAGCCGGCAAGCCGTGCCCGAACCACTGTGCTCAGGCGCATGCGCGGCACATCATCGACAACCACGTCGAATTGCATGGACCCTGGGCCGGCTGGCGACTTGCAGGTCGGGACCTGGTGGCACCAACGGGCGAACGGATACCCGAACGGCGACTACGCGGTTTACTTTGGCGTGCAGATGCCACCGACTTGCGCGACACCGCCCGCGCCCGGAACAAGGCCAGAAAAGCGCGTCAGCAGGCCATGGTGAAAGTTGTTGTCGTGGACCTAGCGAACTGGCGGGATCGCCACTTCGGGAAGATGGCCGGTTAAAGCGTCTACGCAGGGGCATGGCCCCTGCACCCACAATGGCGCAGATGAAAAAAGGGGGGACTATGGAGCGCCAAGAACCGACATTAGGAAAAGACACAGATGTAACGGAACTGGAATTTAGACCAAGAACATACAGCGAGCCAACACGGAAAACAAAAGACGATGGCATGGAAGGCTGGCTAAAAGCAGGCATATCCGTGGTGGTGCTGATTGCCGCAGCGATGGGCCTAATTGAATGGAACGCACGCAGGCAGGCAGCCGCAATGACAAATGAAATACTGCGGCCAATGACGCCGAGCGAAGAAGCCACGTTTAAAGCACAAATTTCAAAGTTCAATAAAGAAATGGAAATTGAATCGGCTGCTGAACTAGAGCGCACGAGAAGAATTCTATGGAACGAAAAAATTCAGCCTGCCGTGTACACACCGAGACCGCTAGCACCAGGGGAAAGATGCATGCAAGGAAGGCGTCTACAGCGCATTGAAAACGGATGGCAACAGTTGCGCGATCCATGCTAAAGCTGCGAGCAATGCTAGATGACCGCAATAGTACCCATAGAACGCCCACCGCGTGCGTGGCAGCGCAATCGGCACGTCGCCGAGGCGCAGCATCGGAATAGCCAGTAACGACCAGGCGCTGCCGTTGTAGACGCACAGCGCGGCAGCCGGGACGGCGAAACAGAGGATGCCCATCAGCATCGTTGGCCGCGGCGAACGGAAATACCACCAGGCACCAACGACAACGGACAGACCGGACCACTGGTAATCGACAAACAGCGGCGCAGGCAGCACGCAAACCGCCAGCAACACCCACCGCCTACCCTGCACTGCACGGATGGCGGCAACACCCAAGGCAAACGCGAGCAGGACGTTGAACGGGCAGATCACACCGAAGGCCAGCCAATACGCCGGCATCGCCGCAACGCCCCAAGCAAGCAGCCGGCGTAGGGACTTGGCCGTATCGGCACCAGACTGCGCCAGATTGTAGGCCAGCACCATCGCGAACAGCGGGAACGCGACACGGCCAGCTTGCGAGACAACCGGAACGTCACCGAGGTGGAACACCTTGATCACGTGGTCGCCGGTCATGGCCAGCACGGCGATCCACTTGATAAGTTCGCGGCCGCCGCTGGTCATCACATATCAAGCGTGGTCGGAGGGGTGGCCGTGTCCGCTTTGTAACCTGGGGACTCGGGGAAAGTGCCTTGTCCCCTCGCCTTGCGCTCAATGACGCCACCACGGGTCATCGGCATCGTCGCAGCGGCCTGGCTCTGCTGCTGAGGCTGATCCTGCTGACGCTGCTGCTGACGATAAGGATTGTAGACCGGACCCATACGAGCAATGCGCCGGCACTCGCCATCCGATATCGCATAGATGGTCGATTGCTCAGTAATGCACGTGCAGGAGAAATCGCTGTGCTGCCCTTGCGCATCCAAGCCTGGACGGCTGGACATGCAATAGAGCGCAGGGTCGGCAGTGACATGGCGCTCGTCGAACACAGGCGCGGTCCACGGCATCGTCGGAAACCTCGGCAAGTGCTGCTTGGCATAGTCGGTGGCATCGGCAAAATGCCGCTCTGTTGACGCGCCCGCAGCGACACCGGCTTGGCCCGGAGCGGCTGACGCCGCACTCGGGCCTGCGCCGGTAATCTTCGCGGTCATCGTGCTGGGACGGAGCGCGCGATAACCGATGACGGCGCAGGCGATGGCTGCAATGACCAAGAGTGGCAACACGAGGACGCGCAGCGGAATCTTGCGCTTGATCGTGTGCATGGTCGCCGACGTGTAAGCAGCGAAATACTCCTTCGGCAGGATGCGGGTCTTGCGCAGCGCTGCGTCACGACGCGGCGTGCTCTTGACATCGTCCTGTAGCTCCTGCCAGGTGAACACATCAATGAGGCTTGTGCCGAAGCGGCGCACGACGTGATGATGGCTTTGCACCAGTGCGCGCGCGAACGGATACAGTTGGAGCGGCATCTGCGTTGTCCACACGAAGTCGATACCACGGTGCCGATGCTCAGCGAGCGCGAGGACGTGGGGAGGCGTGGACTGGCGCGTCGCATCGTGGAGATGCCCGAACCACTTCCAGGCCTCGTCAACGTAGATGAGCGCGCCGTCGGGAACCAGATGGTTACCCTCTGCATCGCGATTGTTCCAGTGGCGGGGATCGTCAAGCACGCTGGCCAGGCCAGGCTTGAGGCCGTCAATCCCAGCGGCAAAGATGGGGCGAGCGCCCTGCTCGGCTGCCTTGCTCAGATGCTCGACCATGAGCAAGGTCTTGCCATTGCCAGGCAAGCCAGTGAAAAGCTCAATAGGCATTACGGTTTTGCTCCGAATCCACGCTTAAAGAGAAATAGGCGTCCCTGCAACAGGGCATGCTTGGCGACGACGGCGGAGATAATCATGGTGAGCGCACGATCAAAGTTAAGCACGCCCATCCACTGCATGGCGACAGCACCAAGCTGGCCGGATCCACCGAGACCCTGGGCGTAACCCTTGAGCAGATCGATGGCGGGATCGATCATGATCTTGATCGTGCCAAAGGTGATACCGAGCCACGCAAGCGCCGTCATGATCCACAGCCCGATCCGCGAGCGGAACAGCCACGATAGCGCCGATATCAGCGCGCCTATCAAAGCAGGCATCAGGAATCCCCTCCAGAACTGATGATGCGAAGAGACGCCAATGCGGCAAACACGAGCACGAGTTGACCGCCGAGCACGATGAACGAGCAGAACGGTGACGTATCAAAATGTAACGCCTGGCCGAACACCGACACATCAGGGATAGTAGGGCAGGACCTGCCATAGCCGAACCCCGACGTATCGAGCTTGCCATCGCCAGTGGTGGAATTGCTGCCGTCAGTGAACGCACCGGAAGGATCGCCAGGATCACCGATATCGGGATTACCAGCATTGCCAGTCAACGCACCTTTGATGGCCGAAAGGTTATCGCTATCGCTTTGACCAAAGCCGCCGCTAGACGAAGTACCCTTTTCCAGCGCACACGCGGTGCGCCACTGCATAAGCAACGAGGCGTACTGAATCGCATCGCACTTATCGCCTGTGCAAACAGGCGGCGTGCCGCATGCACCACCAGCGATGTTGACGTTGTGCCGAGTGTTGCAATCGATGCGCCATTGGATGCTGGCCTGCCCGCATAAAATGGCGTCACCGCTGCATGCAGGCGGTGCATCGCATGAGTCGCCGCCGGAAAACGAGGGATCGTCCTTGCCGTCCTTGTCCTTGTCTTTATCGTCGCCCTCTTCGTCGTCAGGTTTGCCGTCGCCATCCTTGTCGTCTTTGCACGTGCCATCGCTGCCCATCGCTTTACCGGCACCGCACACGTCGGGCTTCTTGACGCAACTGCCATCGGGACCTTTGACCTCACCCTGAGGACACTCGTTCTCCTTAGGCTTACACGTGCCGTCCTGCTGCTGGACCATCCCATCCGGACACGGCTCGGGGGCGCACTTGCCCAGAGAATTCGGCTTTTGGCCGGACGGACACTCGGGCTTAGTGGGTTGGCATACGTTGAGCACAGGGTTCCAAAGAAAACCATCGCCGCAATTTAAATTGTGAGGATCACAAGTATTGCCTGTCGGTGATGCGGTGTTCGTGCCGTCAAGATTCGGATAAAACATAGTTATGCAACCATCGTTACACGAAAATGATCCTGCCTTAGGAGAAAAAGTGGTAGTAAACGATTTCTTGGAAGCGCAGGAGCTATTAGCCGGGAAAGTGTAAATTCCGCAGTCTATAGAATCAAAATAAGCGTGGTCTGGACCATATATCCTGGCCTGGAAATAGCATTGATAACTGCCACCAGCATCAGGGTTTGCACCACCTTCGCAACGATAGTTTCCACTAGGAAATTCGTTTGGATCTGAAGCAGCAGCTGCACCGGCTGCTTGACAAGCCGCATACGCAGACCCCTGGTCGGGATAGACTGCTGCATCAGCGTCGCGGATAAACAGCGCCATGACCCAGATGGCGATAATAAGGAGCATCAGGATTCCACGACGAGCCATATCAATCAGACCCCAGGAACAATATCGCGCAGGCCACCAGCCACGCGCACAACCAAATCCAACCTTCCATACCACCCCCTAAAGACCGGCGGGAGGGAGTCGGCCCTGCCCGCCGGCAGCCGTTACATGGCGCGGCGAATCCACTTATAAACCTTGGTGCCGACCATCACGATCAAAACGGCAGCACCGATACTGGCGATGGGCGTACTTGCTGCATTGATGGCAGACACAACAGCACTTACATCCACGCCCGAGCTACCACCGGATGCGAATGCCGGAGCAGCGATGGTGGCAATCGACGCGGCAACGACGATCACCGGGAACTTCTTGAAGTTGAACATTTTGTAATCCTCAGGATTGTTGAAGTGACTTGCGGATAAGCCGGAACACGAACGCCACCGCCCACAAAAGCGCGATGGCCTGCCCGATAGATTGGGCATCCGCAACCGTCAGTTCCGGCAACAACGACGGCTGCGGTATCCAGATCGGGGCCGAGCACGTCCCCGTCTGCGTATCAAGATCACGCTCAAGGCAGGCAGGGACGAAAACGGCCATGGCGATCAGGCAGCCTTTATCCCTTGGACGGCGGAGGAACAGCAGCTGCGGTTTCGCGCAAGGCAACACCGAGCGGCCACAACTTGATCCGCTTGAGCATCACGTCCCCATATTGGCCGGTGCCATAGCTGTCCGGATGGATGACATAATCGCCCACCTGATAGCAGGGGCCATCTGCGAGTCCAACGTTAAACGTGGTTTCGTAACCGCCACCGAGTAGGACACACGCACGCTGTTCCCGGAATATTTGCGGCACGCCTTTGATGACGACGCGGCGCTCAATAATACGATCATCTTTGACCCTCACAATGGACATGGAATTTCCCTCTTAATTAAGGTTTCCCGCACATAGGCGGGCAAATCGGCTGCCTTACAGGCACGCTTGAAACGCGAGGGCAGCCCTTCCCGCGCCAGGTGATTGACGACGAAGTCGCCGAATTGGTCGCCCAGCGCTTCGCGCAGGCAATGGAGTGTTGGCCCGACCTGACGATGCGCCCAACGGACCATGGCTTCAGCGGTGGCCTCTACGGTGCGCTTGGAGATCTTGACGGCGGTAGCGACGCCCTGCCCTACAGTGGCAAGCAATCGATCCATGTAAGCGTAGGACCCACGCAGATAGCGCATGGGATGGGTGAGCATTTCCAAAGGAAGTTCGGCATGCTTGCCGTACAAACGCGCCTCATAGCGCACCCAGGGCGATTCGCAAACGCCAAGCTGCTTGCCTTTTTCATAGATACAGAGTTGCTTATGACCTTTGCCGCCGACATAAAGCGTGGAGCCATCGCCGTTGCCATGGTCATCCATAAATCGTGTTTTTGGCGGAGCGCCAGGGCCAGACCCGAACAGCAAGCAGCCACCGGTATCAGACATGTTGGCGCGAGCCTGCGCCTCATGATCCCGTACGGTGCCAAGGACGCCATCGTAGTCGTCATAGGCGATATCACAGCGCGTGACGCGAGCGCCGACAAGCCGCAAGTTCACCTCAACATGACGCCAGTTGCGGATATACCTACAGGCAGCGCCGGACAAACTGACACACATCGTGTCGCCGTTGCCCTCGCATCCGAATCTGCCAACCAACTCGCCGTTGGCGTCAATGATAGGCGCGCTACTGCGATAAAACTGCCATCGCTTCGCGTGGACCTGACCCATGAACACGTCTCTCGGATCAAGGCCGAAAATCCACTGCAATAGGTAACGGAGGTTGAGCTTACGGGCCGCCTCTAGACGATCCCGGTTGAAGACTACGGTCAAAAAGTCGACCGTCACCGCGTGCTGACGATCGCGTGCCGGCTGACCTTTTTGGCCCGTGTTACTCCCCGGGCCAACGAGCCCAGTATTTTTCACCGGTCCGTCCGGTGAAAATTCACCGAGCGCGCTCATGGAGTACCGCCCAAGCGACAAAGATGAAAATCTGTCATCAGGTGGGTGTGTGAGGGGGATGCCGACGACGGCACCGCAGGACGATTGCCGATGAGGCAGACATTACCCGTGTGCGGGTAAGGCGTTGCACGTAGGGGCTGCGCCCCTACACCCCGATCAAGGCGCGCGGATGCAGCCTGCATGCGGACAGCGACCCAGTAGTCGCCGAGAGTAACCAGATGACCATCAATCTTTATAAGTACGCCAGCGAGGTCGAACACGTCAGCGCGAGGTGTCGGCACAGAGAGAAGGACGCGCTGCGCACGCGGCACAGTCGTTTTAGACTCACGCATTGCGATGCCCCCCGTTTGACGTATGACGGCGCGATGCACGGATCCGCATCCGCATCATCCGCAGCAGCTTGTTACCGCCGAGGCGATAGACGCAGAGGAACAGAAGTCCCAGAAAGAATAACGTTGCCGATATCGGCTGATGAGATTGAGAAAGAAAATATATGGACAGCAGGAGAGTTATGTACCAGCGGATCACTTGTGTACCCCCGGAGATTCTGTCGTATCAGTCGTAAGGGTCATAGAACACCCCACGCTGATAAGCTAATGAACGCTGAAACTCGCGCTTAGCCTCTTCGGCCATCACGTATGCGCGGTACTCAGCCTGAAGCTTCGCTGCATAGCGCTG